ATGCCGGTTGACATCAAGAAATTCACCAAGCACCTATACGTCGCGGCACTCAAAAACAAGAGATTCGGCAACGGACAGTGCGGGCTGTTTGTGCGTAAGGCATTGCAAGCCGGAGGCGCGGACTTTCACGGTTCGTACCCGCCAACTGGGAAGGAGTTCGGCCCCGCCCTGGAGATGCTGGGTTTCCATGAAATCACAGTGAAAGATCCTGCTCACTTCAATTTCACGAAGGGTGACGTAATGGTCATGGAGCCGCATAAGGGCAGTACAGCGGGACACGTGGCCGCGTACAACGGAAAGTACTGGATTTCCGATTTCATCCAGACTGATTTCTGGGCTGGGCCGGACTACCGCAAGGAGAAACCCCACTATGCTGTCTATCGCTATTAATTGCGCAATCGCCTCGGCACTGTTCATGCTCAACAGTGCTGTCGCATCGGCGGCCGATGGCCCCCCGCGATACCTGAACGAGCCCGTGCTGGGACTCCGGCTCGACGCTAAAGCAAAGCTCGACCCGCTTCCCGAGGACGTGCGAACTCTGTGCGTGCAAATTGCCGACAACGAGTACTCGACGGCGCGTATGTGGATCTTTGCTCAAGCATCCGATGCTGGCGGCGCCTACTACGTCGTAGCCGGTTACTCGAAGTTGCGTCGTCCTGCTCCGGGCGAGAGGCTGTATGAGCCGACAGCACGGGGCGGACTGATGTCCGTGACAGGCAACAGATGCGTTGGCGATCCGGCCGACGAATCGTTCGAAGCCCGAGACTTCAACGACATCCCACAACCGATCTTCCGGCAGCTTGCCCGTGATCTTGCGGCGCGGCTCGTTCGAGCGCTCGGTGGTCCGGATCGACTGCGCGCTGAAATTAAAAACCAGCGAATCGACTTCGATCGTCTTTCGCCGGAACTACAGGAGGCGTTCGCGCCGTACTTCGGAAAGTGAATCACCCTTACCCGATGACTCACCCTCACCCCATGCCCGCCCTTCTGATCAGATTCCGGATCGGAGAACGCGAGGTGTATCCGTCAGGTCCGCAGGGTTAGCGCTAACAAGTCGGCCGCAAGATAATCACCAGTACGATTCCAACAACAAACCACTTGGACAGGTCTTGGCGGAAGCGGTGAGATTCGAACTCACGAACGGGTTCCCCCGTCGGCAGTTTTCAAGTCTGCGGAAAAACTTATTACAATCAATAACTTAGCGAATATTAGTTTCCGCTCTTCAGATATTCTTTGCGCTATCAATGCCCTTTAACCTTTGCCGAGCGCCTGTGGTTGCGGAAATCTTTTTGTCGAACTCTTGAAGTTGGTAACTCGACCACAACATGCCAGGAACCAACAAATATTGAAAGGATGAGCATGGCCCGATTTACTGTGCGTGTTGAGCTTCACAAAGCCGAGTCGGACGATTACGATGCGCTCCACGACGCGATGAAAGAAGCAGGCTTCAAGGACACGATCCAAAACGACGAAGGCGTCTCGTTTCAGCTGCCTCCCGCTGAGTACAATTATGTCGGAGAGGCGACCCGACAGCAGGTGCTGAACAAGGCAGTTGCCGCCGCGAAGACAACTGGAAAGAAGAGTTCTACCCTTGTTACGGAGTCCGCCGGCCGAGTCTGGGATAGCTTGTCTCGGGCTTAACCGGCATGGGGATGACGAAAAAAAGCCACCTCGCGGTGGCTTTTTTCATTCCGGAAGCCGGGGAAATTCAGTAACGCACGGCTCCCCAGCAAGCTCATTTCGTAGCGCTTCCAATACTACCCCCGGCCCCCCAGCCGCATTACCGAGCGTCCTCTGCAACTGGTCAGCACGAAGAACCAATGCGCGCACGCGTGCAATTTCCCACAGTAGAGTCGTGACGTCGTCCGAGTCCTGGTTGCGAACTTGGATCTCCTTTAGTTGCTTTTTAGTTAACGCCGGCTTGAGTCGCATGAGCAAATACTGTGTTTTTGTACAGCATACCTCAACATTCTGAGTAGGCTCACACATTTTTACACACAAGTACACACAAACACGAAATCGTGTGTATAATTACACACAACAAGTCGCGAAGAAAGGGTTCCTGATGGATTCAAAGACCTTGATTCGGATGCTTGTTGAAGGTGGGTGGCAAGAAGTTCGCGTTGTAGGGAGCCATCATACTTTCAAACACCCTGATAGGCCTTTAATTCTGACGGTACCTCACCCAAAGAAAGACTTGCCAATCGGGACTGTAAATAGCATCCTGAAGAAAGCCGGGCTGAAATAGCCCGGTTTTTTACTACCTCCGGATTGACGTTTGTAAATTGTGAGTCCGGAGGAAGGTCAAACCCTTCAATAATTATAAAGAAATATAAGTCAACGGTGAGAAGGCCTACATGGAAGGAAATTGCAATGGAAATGCCGATCGCAATTCATAAAGATAGGGATAGCGTGTATGGCGTAACTGTTCCCGATGTCCCGGGATGTTTTTCTTGGGGCGAAACAATTGATGATGCCATTAAGAACGCCAAGGAAGCTATCTACAGCCACTTTGAGGTAATGGCGGAAGGTGGTGATGCAGTAGAGGTAAAAGCCTCAGCAATTGAAGATCTTAGCAAGGACGAAGAATATGCTGGAGCCATCTGGGCTTTGGTTGATGTGGATGCTTCAAAATTTGATTCAAAGCCTGAAAGAATCAATATTTCCATTCCACGCTTTGTCTTAAAGAAGATCGACAGCTTTGCTGAATTACGTCACGAAAGCCGCAGTGGCTTTATTTCTCGCGCCGCTTTAGCGGTAATAGCGGAAGAAACCGAGCACGCTTAAAATAAAGCCCGCTTTTTGCGGGCTTTATTTTTTTGACGTGCCTCAACACTGAATTCAAGCGCATCAGTAAATTGGGACAATGAAGCCAATTAATACTAATCGCACAAACAACGATCTTGCCCGTGCCATTGACGAGGCGCTAGAGCTGGCCGAGCAGCAGGGGCCGCGCGCCGCGGCCGCCTTTTTGGCGGAACACGGTGCCGGCTTCGCGCTCACCTGTCGGGCGCTGGCCGAGCCAGCGCGGCGGCGGGCGGCAGCGATGACGGCGGGGCCGGAAACACCCGGTGCAAATAGCCGCCTTCCGTCGTCTGCATGACCAATTTCTGCTCGGTCGCCGTGATGACGTGGAAATCCATCACGGCCTCGCATTCACGGCCCGGCAGGCTTCGAAGCGCCCGACGACACGCTCGTATCGCCGCACGAGTCCTGCAACTGCTGCTCCGTCGCCGAGAATCTCTGCAGCATCCTCCGGCACAATTTGCGGTCCGCCTCCGTCAGCTGTAGGTTCGCTGGCAGCGGGTCGATCTGCGGTCGCGGCGGCGGCTGGTACTGGCCCGGTTGGGCAGCGCAGGCGGTCAGTGCCAGCGCGCACACGGCGCTGAGCAGCATCCAGATTCGTTGCATATTCCTGATCCTTTCGTAGTGCCGCGGTGTCGCGGTCGAGCAGTTGAGCGCGGAGGCCCGATTCGATGGCGAGGTTCGCGGTTGCGGCGCTGTCGCGCAATTCCTTGCCGACGGCGATTGCTGCGGCGTATCCAGCGTCGTACCGCCCAACGGCGTAGTGGTGCATGCCAAACCATGCGCCCGCAGCGAGCAGCGCGGCCAGCACAATGCCGATGAGTAGGCCTTCGATCCGGCTCATGACAAACCTCGACGGCAAAGTTCGCGCTCGCGCTCGCGCCGACGCGTCAGCCCAGCCACCTCGCGGCCACCGGCCCGGTTCCACAACAGCAGCGCATCGCACGCGCCGACCATGTCGCCCGCGCGCGCACGGCGTGCCATGCTCGAGCTACAGAACGCCGACACACCGATGTTGTAGGCCGCGTCGACAAATGCCACGCGCTGGCCGTCCGTGATCAGGTCCATCGGGATGCACTTCGCGATGCCGGCGGCGTGCCGTTCCAGATCGCGATCCAGCTGCGCATCGCACTCGGCCGGCGCGTACGTCTTACCAGCCTGTGCGTTCTCGGTGGCCCCGTCACAGTAGGTCAGCACGCCGCCAATGTCGCGATACGTCGTGAGGACCCGCCCCTCCTGCACGGGGGTGAACGCGAGAAGCGCGGCAGCTGCGGCGGCGCCCACAAGGCCCAGAAGCCCTCGGCGCGGCCACTTTGCGGTCTGATCGGTCGCCATGTCACGCGCCTCCTTTTTTCGCCAGGAGAGCGCCGAGCTGCAGCCAGCCGCGATACACCTGCAGGGCCACCTTCGCCACGACAATGGCCAGACCCATATAGCGGAACGTATTGGTGCCGAGATGCGGCCCCAAGGCCGGCATCCAGCCTTCGAGGGCTGCGATGATCTGGTCGGCGAAGGGGTACGCCAGCAGCAGCACGGCCCATACGTTCTTGCGCGCCGTCTGCGCCCACGCGATGAGTTGGGTCTTCATTTATTGGCCTTTCGATTTTGGCGCCACTCCTTCATGGGCGCCGAGTGGTACCACTGAAAACCGATCCAGAGGATCGATGCGAGGGCTGCGAGCGGCGGCAGCGCGTTGACGACCCAGCCCAGGACCGTCACGGCGGCGGCGAAGGTCGACCCGATGTCGAGGAAATGTTTTACGTGGTCGAACATTGATGGCTTTCAGCCGCAGGCGTAAAAAAGCCCGCGTTTGCGGGCTGGTTGAGGAAAGTGAGGGCCGCGTGTAGCGTCCCGGGATCGAAGCGACCTGGATCCGGGATACCCAGCGAGGCCGCGCACGCCTCCGAACAGAACCACTTGCGCTTGTCGTCTCCCACAGGCGACAGCACGAAATGCACATTCCCCAGCAGGTCGTATAGCTCGCCCTCGTGCGCATCAAACCATCTCAGGGCAGGCAGCGCGAGATGCTCAGGCAGGTCGACGAAATCCCAAAGTGCTGGGTCGAATTCGAACCACTTGATCCGGACGCCGCCGTCCATGTAGGACGACGATGCGGCCTGGCTGGGCTCGGCGGGCCCGCCGTCGAAGAAGATCAGCTCGACGTGCGAGTACGGACTGCGCGTCCACCAGCGCACCAAGCGGTTGTAGACGCCCGGCATACCTGCATGTGTGCCCTTGTAGAAGGCTGCGCGAAACTTAGCCATCAGATCTCCTCGATTTCGACGGTGGTTGAATAAGTCGTTGCGTACTGGATGGCGACGTTGGAATCCTTGGGCCGCCGTCCATAGACCATGTTGTCGCGCTCGAGCGTCAGGTCGGCCGAGCCCGGGAACAGGCTCAACAGGATCGGGTAGGCCCGGCTGTTGCGAAGAATGTTCACGAGTGCAGCACGGTCCGTCGCCGGCATCGTCTCGAGAGTGATCGGCACTCGCCGGTAGATGTATCCCGCATTGGCGCCCTGATCGCCGGCGTCAGTCCGATAAAGCTCGGTCGTGTCCACAGGATCCAGTTCGGCCGCGGAAGCGTTATACGTCGGCGACCAGTACGGCCCCGCCACCAGGCGCGCCGCCTCGACGTAGCCCTGCAGGTTGTTCGCGTCCGTGATGTCGACGGTCATGCCGTATGCCTGCACGGCGGCGGGCAACCACATGCGCGCATACGCCCCGCCACCGTAGGCATAAGCGCTGGCGGCCTGCGCGGCAGTCCAGCCCCGCAGAGTCACCGCCGGCGCCGGGCACGCCAGCACTGCGCCGCTGTCGTACGTGTAGGACTGCCAAGTGTCGATGTAGCCGAGTGGTCTGGTACCGAGCGGACTTGACCAGATGTCTGCAGCGCGCGTTGCTGCGGCAGTCGTGGTCGGGAAATACGACGAGGCAAAGCCCTGCCCTTCCACTTGGACACGAGTGGCAAGGATCGAGTCGCCCACAGTAACGGAAGTCGTGTTGTTGGGGTAAATCACGAAGGAGCCGGTGCCGCCCGAGACGTAATTTCGGGTGATTTGAATCACGGTGTCCACGGTCAAAGACAGGTTGGAAATGACAAACAGCCCGCCACTGGTCTGGACTGCGGTCCCAGGCCCCTCAAGAATCACGCAGAAGCTATCCGCATTGGCGCCCCACGAAACGCCAGCAGAGTCGTATAGACCGATGGCGCACGATGAGACCGACCCGGCGCGCAAGGCGATGGTTGCCGTGTACCTAGTGCCAATCGCAATGGTGCCAAAGCTCTGGGTCCGACTTTCGTTGGCGCTCGTAGTGGCCTTGCTGACGATCTGATACGTTTCAAAGGCCCGGTACATCGTACCCGTCGCCGCCGCGATGTTGCAGCCGCTCCAGCCCGTAGTAAGGGTGCCAGAGGCGGTAAGTACGTTTGTTGCAACCTGCTCCAGCAACAGCTTGGGCGGTGCCGACAGATTGTTCGGGTTGTACGTCAACCGGGCGACGTTGATGGCAGCCGACTTCATCGTGCCGTCGCTGGCGATGTACGTGCCCGTGGAGGCGCGCGAGATGAACGTATCTTGCGACGGGTAGTAGCTCGTAACGGCGTTCGTGTACGTAAGACGCTTTACGCTGACATTATCGATGTAGACAGCGCCTGCTGAACTTCTTCCGAAGGACACCCAAGTGGTTGCATTCGTGGCGGTGAACGTCAGTGCGTAGGTCGCCCCCCCGAGCAGCGTCGGCGAGTTAATGATATCGCCGATGTTCTGCGTATTGCCAACTTTAGCAAGGACCCCCGTATTGGTAAGGGTGAACACAAACAAGTACGTAACACCGGGTGTCGTTGGGATAGCCTGCGACAAAAATGCAGTATTGGTCCCGTCGCCGTTGATGCTTGCGCTCCCCCCGTTTGTACTGCTCCAGGTAACAGTTGACGAACCCTGTTGAGTTGCTTGCCAGCCTGCAAGGAAAGCATCAAACGTGGTGTTCGTGATGAGTTCGCCCCCGAGCGTGGTGGGAATCTGCTCAACCTGCGCACCCCACACGTAGAGGCCACTCACCCCGTCGCCCGTGTAGGTGGTAGTGACCGCATCCGATTGGAGGCCGATATAGTTGGTGCCAGTGGCGGTCTTCGACACGAAGAAAAACACGTTACAGCGATACCACCCGTTACCTTGGGCGGTAATGCTGCCAGTAACACCCGCGCCAGCAGTGCTTGAGATAGTTCCGGTCTGTAGGTCGAAAATGACATACGCCGAGAAGTTGCTGTAGCTGAAGACGGACGAGAAACCCACCCGAACGTAACGCCTCGACCCCTGCTTTGCGAACACGGACATCGCGTAGGGCGTCCCGGCATTCAGCGTGATGGTCGACGTACGCAGTTCATGGGCCGCGCTGACGGTCACGTCTTCCCGGATGAACTGGGCGCTGTACGAGCCATCCGGGGCCGTCGCAAAAAATGGGGAGGCGATGCAGTTTGTACGGGACCAGGGGGAAGCGGACGGCGTTTCGCTGGTCGTGAGCATGTTCGTGACCGACGGCTCGCTGGTCAGGCGCACGCGCTTTGTGACGGTTGGCGACCAATTACAGAATGGGAAAGCGATGGCCTGGATTGTTTCGAGCGAAGGCCACGCCGCGTAGATCGACGCGGCGATGCCGGTCGCGCGCCACACGTCCGACTTCGTATCGATCTGCAGGTTAGTGACAGCCAGCGCGCCGGCCGTGCTGCTGGCCGTCAGCGTCGCGCGATCGACCGCGTTATCAGAAACAATGCGCAGATTGTTCATGCCGGCCACCCGATGGCTTCGACTTCTTCAACAGTGTTTGCCGCCTCGATCTGCGCTCGCAGCGCACGGCCAGTGTCGTACACCTGTGTGACGTGCATGCCAAGCGCGACGCCCAGGCCAATCATGCCGTCCGCATCGAGCGTACGCGTGGTGTTGTCGGTCAGGGTCCAGGTGATCGAGTAGGGCTTCCCGCCCTGCTTCGCCATCCAGGCCAGCTGGGTGGCGCCGCTGATGCGCTCTTTGTCGGCCTGATACGCGCCGCCGTCGTAGATGACGTCCTTGACTTCCGCCGCGGAGCGCGCCAGTTTGATGCGATTCCACGCGCGCCCCTTCGCGGCATCCAGGGTGTCGCCGAGGTCAGTCACACGCTCACCGCCCGCGAAAGGCGAATCTTCGCTGCCGACCAAGGCCGCTTCGACTTCGCCGAGGAAGGTTGCCTCGTCGCCTGCAAGGCTATCGACGGGGATGCTAACCCCCCATTGCCACGCGACCGGAAGGTTGGCGAGCGCAGCCTGCTCGCTCGCGTGCGAGTTGACGATGACGATCGCGGTGTTGGCTGCGAGGTCCACCGTAAGGCGCGCGGCGCGGTGGTAGCTGATGGTGATGCCGTTTTCGGCGGTCAGGGTCTTGGCAATTGGCATATCAGAGTCCTGCTACGGTTGTCATAATTGCGGCGGCCGGGAACAAGTTCACGGAATTCCCGATTGAAGCCTCGTCTTTCGTCCACGCCGTCTGGTAGGTCGTTCTCGTCACGGCGCCCGACGTCTCAAGGATCCACGCGTAAGCCAATGTCTTATTGGTCCACATGCCCGACTGCGTCGACGACGTGTTGTAGCCGTAGGGGACGCCCATGATGCCGGGAGAGGAAATTGGCGATGGTGGCGTCCATGTGTGATTCAGTGGGTCAGCGCTGAGGGTCAGGATCCCTTTTGACAGCAGTGGGCGGCGCGACAGGTCGCCACTCAGAACGCCATTGACGTCGTAGATCATGAATTGCGACGTGGCTGTGCTCGGCGGCGCGCCGAAGACGTAGACCTCCGTGTACTCCTGCACCGGGAAGCCGAGAGCATCAAGCGTGCCGTTGCCCTTCATGACCGTGATCGTCCACGTCGATCCAGACTGTGTGGTTTCCACCAGCACAGTCGGTCCGTTCGTCTTGAGCGGAAGGACGACGACGATGTCGCCGGCCCAGCTAATGGTGTAGGTGCTGGAACCACAGTAGTTCTCGATGGGGTCGCTCCCAGCCTGAACGATCCCCGTCGCGGACGCCTGTCCGACGTAGCTGTACGTGATCCCGTCTGCGGAGAATGTCAGTTCGTTGTTCGGGTTGTAGAAGGTCAGTTCCATCAGTACACCACCAGTGCGAATTTCCGGGCGGCCGACGATGTGGCGACCGTGACCCTGGGATAGCCCAGGGCGAAGTCCAGTGTCACGTTTTGACTGCCCTTGCCGGCGGTGACGTACGTGAGCAGATTCACGATCTGCGCACTGCGGCCGGCGAATGCCGGGAATGTCAGCGTGTCCGTAGAAGTCGAGGCATACGACTTGATCGTAGCGATCACACCGCCCGACACGGTGTCGGAATTCCAGACCTCGCCACCGCTGTTGTCGTAAATGATGAGTGGCATGTTATGAAGAAATCTTGAAGCTCATCGTGTTGTTCGAGCGGTAGCCAGTGATCAGGTTATCCGCGATCTCGATGCGCGCACCGGACGTTGCGGTGCGAAGCAATCCGATCGTTGCACTGAGAGCCTGCAGGTTGCCGATGCTCGCCTTGTCGATGAGGGCCAGCCCGATGGCGGCGGCCGCGATGAAGGTCGAGATATTCGCCGCTGTCATCTGGCCACCCAGGTTCACTCCGATGGTCGCGCCATAGGTGGCGTTCAGCGCGCCGGTATAGCCCAGGCCGCCGATCGTCACCTGCCCGCCGCCACCGCCGCTCAACGCTCCGTTGGAGCCGATGCTGACGTTGCTGTTCAGCGCACCGGCCGGCAGATACGAAGTAGGCAGCGCCGAGCCGGCGCCAAGGATTAGGTTGCCCTGCGCATCTTTGACGGTCAGCCCTCGGGTATCGATCGCCTCTGGCAGGATCGAACCCTTGACGAAGACACTGCCGTCATACACGTAGTCGACCGCTACCCAAGCGCTGCCGTTGTACATCTTCTGCGCGCTGAAAGTCCGGTCCGATTTGTACAGCTTGACCAGGTCGCGATTCTGCGGCGCGCCCCATCCAGCCGAGGACAGCGCGGCGACGGCCTCGCTATCCGACCACACACTGCCTGTCGTGACCGCGGCGATGTCGACGTTGCCCCGCACACCCGGCGCGCCGTTGCTTCCGGGGACGCCCTGATCACCCTTAAACTTCGACCACACGTAATCCGTCTTTAACGTCGATTCCGTCGCGGTGGCCTTGTTGACGGCTAGGCCGATATATTGAGTCGAGGCGGTTGGCGTGTCGTAAAGACCGGTGCCGTCGGCGACGTCCGAGTATTTGATCCAGGTGTAGAGAGTCGCGCCATCCGCACCTTTGGCGCCAGGCACGCCATCAGTACCCTTGATCAGCGACCAGGCGTAATCCGTGGCGATCGTCGACTCGGTTGCGGTTGTCTTGTTGTAGGCCAGCCCGATGTATGCCTTGGCGGTTGGGTCATCGCTCAGGCCCGCGCCGGCGGCAGAGTCCGCATACTTGACCCACGTGTAGGTGACGGCACCATCCGCGACCTTGGTGACGGTCGCGACCGCCGTGTACTGTTGTCCATCGACCGTGATGGTCGCCGTAATCGTGCCGGACACCGCCGACATATTCGCGTAGCTCAGAGTCACCTGATTCCCGCTCACCGTCGGGCTCAAGCCGGCAGAAAACGAAAACGTCACCGTGCCGGTCATGTTGAGCAGAGTGACCGCAAACGTGAACGAGGCTGGCGACGCGGTCGAACCATCGGCCGATACCTTGAACACCGCCGCCGGCGGCGAGATAAACATGCCCCGATCCGTGGGCGGCGTGAAGCGCGGCGATGCGCCCATGATCAGCACGTCGCGATCGTTGACGACAGTCGCCATCAGACGGTTACCTCCAGGGTGGAACGAAGGGTGCCCCAGTCCACCGAGCGCGAGGTCACGATACCGACCTTGCCCGCGGCGAGGCCGAAGCGGTTACTGAAAAGAGTCACGGCTTGGCCGAGCTCCGTGAGCAGCTGCGCTGGCGTGGCCTCGAAGCGGTACGTCGTGCGCTGCACCTTCACGATGTCGCGCCGGCGATCAGCCTCAACCTGGGCATCGGTCTTGCGCAGCAAGCAGGTTTCAATCAGGCTCGGTTCGGAGTCGCGTTTGTACGTTGCCTTCACCATTGGGTCCTCCGATGTCACGGACAACCACTGCTCGGCGTACAGGGCCTTGTGCGCGGCCGGCAGACTTGTTTGCAGGTTGTTCTGTTCGGTCCAATTACGGCAGTAGCCGATTTTTACGGCCGCAGCTACCTCGGGACGATTGACGATTGTGATGCTACGATCAAGCTGTTGCGATCTCGGGATCACAGTCGTCGCAGACGTCGGGATCGCGAACTGGATCAGGCGCAGCTTGCCCGTCATCGACATCACCAGCTGGGCGCCAACGCTGCTTGCCAGCTGCTGGCAAGCCACCAGCACGTTCGTCCTCTCGGTCAGGTACAGCCCTACCGGCTGAGGATTCGCCGTGTCGAAGGCCGCCAACTGGGTGGCATCGAGATCCGCCGCACCGAACCGCGTCGTCGACTTGCCGCGCTGCGTGACCAGATACTGGACGAGCTGGCTGATCGTGTTCACGTAGGCGCCGTTGAACTTCGTGCCCTGGGCGCTGCAAGTCACCACGCCCGTGCCGACCGCCTCGTTGAACACGAATCGGCCGGTGCTTGGCGTTACCGTGACGGCGCCCCGCGGCTTCCCATCCGTGCGCACCTCGATGACGCCCTCGTTCACGCCGTCGCCGAAGGCATACTCCAACGTGCTCGGGTTGGTCTGCACAGGGCTGATATTGCTGCCCTCCCCCAGCAGGACCGGCACCAACGCGTCAGGATTGGTCGCATTGCCGCCGATCTTGACGTCAGTGACCGGCGTGTTCAGCCGCTCGAGCTTGTTCGCTAGGCGCAGATTAAGCCGGTCGCGCGACTTGCACCCGATGTCGATGATCGTGCCTGCGAACACCTGGCGGAAATCCGTCCGGTCCCACCGCACGTCCCCGAGGAAGGCGTTCACAGGCTGATTCGCCCAGACATCGTCCAGCCAGGCGTCGCGCGCACCATCGCCGTTATGGATCTCGATGTCGCCCGCGGAAAGACTCGCCTCCGAATCCATCGAAATCGACTCGGTCACCTTCAGGCCGCCGGCGACGACAGCCTGATATGGGGTAGCGGCCGAACCGATGTATGCCTTCGTCGACAGGTATCGGATGGTATCAACGCCGGCGCTCTTGACGCCGACTTCGAACAGCATCACGCGCTGCGCGCTGGAGTCACCCAGCCAAGCAGCAAACTGTGCATCAGTTATCACGAGAGGTTCCTTGTTGAATTTGCCGAGGCATACGCGCCGTCGGTCACAGCGTCACGCACACCCTCGACCACTGTCTCGGCAGCCTGCTGGGCGATTGCTTCGCCGGCCTTGATCTTGTCGCCCGTCTGCCGCTCCGCATCGGCGCGCAGCCCCTTCACCTCTTCACGCAAGGCCTTGACCTCGGCCACCAACGGCGCCATGTCCAAGGTTCCCATGCGCGAGTAGTCGATCGGGGCGAGTGCTTGAGCGAAGCTCGACAGATCCTGACCGGAGAGCGCCGCAGGCAGGTACTGCACGCCTTGAGCGATCGCGGTCAGCGTCGCGCTGATGTCCGTCAAGGTCGCCGACGAATCATCGAGTGCGTCCAGGCTGGCCTGCGCCACGTCGACGGACTGCGTCGCCCACTGGGCCAGCTCGTCGTTCGTGCGCATGACCGTGGCCAGATCGGACGAGTACTGCGCGTCGCCCCCGTTGATCCGCTGGGACAGCTGCAGGAAGGTCTGCTCAACCGACTGCAGGCTGCCCTGCGCGGCCGTGTCGCCGGCGGCGGCTTGCTGGCGGGTCTGCTCGAATTGCCGGCGCGCCTCCGCGTACTGCTGCTCGGGCGTAAGCGTGGACAGACTCCCCAGCGCGAGGCTGTTGTTCAGGCCTTTTGCCGTCGCCGCGAAGGACTTCATCTGGCCAATGAAGTCGCCCAGGCTGCTCTTGGCCGCATCCTGCGCGTCCTTGACCTTCTGGGCGGCCTGCACCTGATCGAAGAGCGCCTTGTTGCTGTCGTCAAGCGCATCTCTCTGCTTGGCCAGCAGCTGAGCCGACGTCATCGTCAACTGATCCAACTGTTCCTGCAGGTCTTTGCGCTGGCTTGCGGCAGCGTCGGTGACGTCGAAGAACGCCTGCTGCAGATTCATCAGCATGGCGTATGTCGCGGCACCGGCGGCGGTGGACGCATCGAGCCCCACGACGAAGTCCCTGAACATCTTTTGCGCTGCGGGGCCTTCCGTGGAGAGCCCATACTTGGCCAGCAAGGGGTTCAACTTCGCCTTCGTAGCTGCTCTCTGCTCGTCTTCCGAATAGAAGTTCTGCATGAACGACTTCGCCGACGATGCGAACTTGTCCAGCCCGCCAGAGGCCTCAACAAGGCGCTCCTTCGCCTCGATGGACATTGTCCCGAAGGATTTCCCCATCGATGCGAATACGCTCCCGAGTCCCTGCACATCGGACGCAACACGTACGAGTGTTTCGCCCAGTCCCTCGCCCATCTTCTGGAACTGTTGAATGGTCGGGAACAACTGGGTCGTAACCTTGTCGAAGGCAACGCTTACGCCAGCATTCAGTGCGTCAGTAAGATCCTGCCCGCTAAGGCCCCGGAGGCTTACGCCGAAGTCAACACTGATGCTGTTGATCGCATTGGTCAGGGATACGCTGTCTTCACCAAGCTTTGCGCCCGCATCCACGAGGAGGTCGCCCATGTTGTCGAAGATCAGCGAGAACGGCTTCATCGCCTCCGCCGACAAAGCTTTGTAGTTGGTGTCCGTTCGCGTCCATCCGGAACGGAACATGCCCCCGTCGCTGGTCGTGTACACATCCTCGTACTGACGGCCCTGGCCAGCGCCGCTGCGAAGCTGTCCAAATGTGCCAGAGAACTGCACGCCGCTGTCGGTGATGTCCTTCGTGTGAGACGCGCCGACGAACGCTTTGTCGGCCGATGCAACGGTACCGAACGCGCTTCCACCCGTAATGCCCGCGGTTTGCGATATCCCCTTGGCCGCGCCGCCAAGGGCCGACGCGATGTTCTGTAGGGCGGTGAGCATCGAGTTCTGATAGTCGAGCTCGAGCTCAGAATTTTTCTTCATGATCTCGAGCGAATTCGCGATCGATTCCGATTTCGCCGTCGGATCACCCAGCACCGTGCCTGTGCCCTGCACCTTTTGGCGCTCCTCAGCCGAATTCGGATTGACGGCCGTCGATCCACCGCCCAGGCTTCCGACCATTGCCACCCCCAAACCAGCAACAGCGGCCAGCGTGACGGCGCCGGCCACAAGGTTCATAGGGAACGGCATAGAAGCGATAGCCTTGATCACTGCGGTGATCCCCCAGGCGCTGGCCTCGGTAGCCGCCAAGCCTGTCGATGCCGCTGTGGCTGTCGCCTCGCCTGCGATCTTCGTGGCATTCAGCGTTGTGTTCGCCGCGACCTCTGTTTCCTTGAAGAAGATCTTCTTCGCCATCGCCTCCAATGCCATCGCCATCTCGGCCGCGCGATACGCTTTTTCGAGCCCTCCCATCACCTTGTAGCCAGTCGAGTTCTCCTTGAAGAAGCCCTTCGCGGCGCCGGCCATGTCGCCATAAGACTTGATCTGAGCCTGGGCCGAGGCTTCGACCGCCATCTGGTTGGCGCGGGCGATCTTAGCCGGATCGCCGTGCGCGTCTTTCGTCGACGCGAGCAGCTGCGCGGCGATTGCGGCCTGCGTACGCTCGTAACCGGTGAGGGCCGTAGTCATGCTGCCAATCGCCTGCCCGACACTGCCGAACGCTTGAGCCATGCCCTGAGCAGCGGACTGGGCCGCCGAATCGAGCGCAGACATGATGTCCACCAGCGCCTGCGCATCCTGGATGGTCTTGTCGTAGAGCTCCTGTTTCGCGGCCCCATCGACTATCGCGGCCGACCGCTTGCGGATTTCAGCTGCTTCGTCACGAATCCGCTGCGCGCTCTCACCGGTCAGATCCAGACCTTCGGCAGTAATCGCCTCAGCATCCTTGCGGGCGGCAGCTACCTCAAGGTATTTTGCGGTCAGCTCTGCGACCTGTTTCTGGGTCAGGCCGATCTGCTCGTTTTGATCGATCTGCGCTTGGGTTTGCTGCTTCAGACTTGCAAGCTCAGCTTGCTCCGTCTCAATCAGGTTCGCCGAATTGTCCACGGCTTGTCGGTACCGCTTTTGGTCCAGTTCGAACAAGTCGTTGCCCCGCTTCAGCTCGCGCGCGCCGATGTCTTTCCCGACCTGGTCAATCTGGGCCTGCAGTTCTTTCACTTTGGCAAGATTGTCGATTTTGCCGCTCTGGAGTTTTTTCTCCGCCGCGAGGGAATCACGCTGATCGCGCAACGTCTTCAAGTCTGCATCTGCCGACTTGTCGGTAGCGTCCTCCTCATTCATCTGGCCTGTTCGTTTCAGGAAATCGATCTGCTGCTGCGCCTGCTGGTTGTCGTACGCGCGGGCGGCCGCCTGCCGCTGCAGCGCTTCCGTCTGGAGGTCGATCTGTTTCACGGCGTTCTTGTAGACGGTCGTGTTCTGGGTCGCCTCCTTGTTCACCTGGGCGACGTAACGGTTGTACTCGGCCTGGCTGATGGCTCCAGTGTCGAGGGCTGTTTTCAACTTCGTCAGTTCGCCGGCTGTCTGGGCATTCACGCCATTCAGACGGTTGCGCAGCTCGAGCGTGTCGTTCAGTGCCTTCTGTCGCTTTTGCTCGTCCGTGAGCTCGAGTTGGAACTGGGCGAGCCGGTCGGTACCGTTTTTCTTGGCGTTCGAGGTCTCGGCATCCTGGGCCGCCTGCGATTTCTGCGCGGCGCCGAGGATGGCCTCGCTCTTCGCGTCGACCGCCTTACGCTCCTGCTCTGCCTCGGCCACGCGGGCGCGGCCGATGTCCTGCACGTTCTTCAGCGAAGACCCGTCGACCAGCCCTTTCATTCCGCCGTCGAACAGCATGACTGCCTGCGCCGCGAACGCGCCGATATCTTTGCCGATGGTCTGGAAGACGTAGGCGATGTTCGTGCCCACGACCGCCAGAGCTTCGAACGTCGTGGTCAGGATTGCGTGTACGCCGGTTGCCTCCTTCACGGCCTGCCCTTCCTTGCCGGCGGCGCCGCCTACGGCGTCGAGGATCGCACTCAGGTCCTGCAGCGCTCCGCTGACGGCGAGTACGCCCGACAGCATGGCTTCGCCGATTCCGTTCGACGAGATCGTCCGCAAGACACTCTGCCAGGTGTCGCCCAGGTTGCTGATAGCGCCGTCGAGTGTCGCCGCGCGCAGCTCCATGCCGCCGCCAAAGTCGGTCTCGCCAATCTTGCGCAAGAAACCCTGAATCTCCTTCGCGTTGTTCCCGATGTTGGTCGTCATGCCCTTGAACGTCAGGGCCACGCGATCACCGTTTTGCTTTGCGGTGATCCCGAATTCCTTGAGACGCTCGAACTCGCCCGTTGCAGCGTCCGCTACCGCCTCGATCATCTGGTTCAGGCCCTTGCCCATGGCGGCAGCCGTGTTGCCGTAGGAGCGCAGCGCGCGCTCGGACGGATCAAGCCCCAAGTTCCGCATCTTGATAAATGCCTCTGTGGCTTCCTGAACGCTGTACGGCGTCGTGGCAGCGAACGACTGCAAAGCCTTGAACGCCACCGCGGCATTCGCGGTCGACCCCGTGGCCGTGATGAGGGAGGCGTTCAGCTTGTCGAATTCGCGCTGCGCGTCGACGACCTGGTGCACGAGCGCCGCGAACGACACGCCGGCGGCCATGCCGACGAGCGCGCCCTTTGCCATTTTCGCGGCCTCGGTGATTCCGTTCACGGCGCCACCGACGACACGGCGCGCGTCATCCATGTCGCGCTGCAGGCGCGCGATGTCGGCGCGCAGCCGGATTTCCATGTCGCCAATGATCATGCGGATCCCTATCAAAAATGGGCACCCATAGGGCGCCCGTCAGTCTTTCTTCTGCATTGCCTCGAGCGCGATCGCGTCGAAAGCGTCAATGACGTCGAGCTCCCACGGCGTGAACGTCACCCCGTGCAGCTGCTGGAAGGCCAGAATGTTCTCCGGCATGATCGGGCCCGGCCCACCCATAGTCATCGATCGCCCCATGCGCCGGAAAGCGTCCCACAGCGCACGCCCAGCCCGCGGCCATTCCACGTTCAGCCGCGGGTCGCACTCGCCGGTGTTTTTGGCGACACGCTGCAAATGCGTACGAAGCGTTGCGCCGTCACCCAGCCGCGCCGCCAGCTCGTACTCGGCGCGGCAACACCCCGTCAGGCTTTCGCGGAGTCGGCGATAAAAAGCTCGGTCTTGTTGATGCCCGCGCGCACCTGCGTGCGCAGCCATTGCTTGGTCGGGTCGGTGAGCAACGCGCGCACATTTGCCGGCGTGCACTCGACCGGCTGGCCGCCGCGCGCCACGTTCCAGCCCAGCACCGAGGCGACGAGGTAGTCGGTTTCGTCTTCCTGATCGTCCAGCGGGTCGGACGACGGCATCTTGCCGGTGGCCGCGAACTCGGCGCGCAGCTTGCGCGTGCGGGCGAGGTCGATGCGCTTGCGCGACTCGTGCTCCGGGCTCGCGAGCTCGATGTACGTGCTGGTCGGCTCCTTCGTTTTCGGGTTCACGAGCACGAGGCGGCCGGTTGGCACGTCGTCGAAGGCGTCGAGGTCCAGGGCGGACACCAGTTTGTTGAGCAGGTCGGAAGGTTGGGCAGTTGCGTTCATGGTTTTCTCTTTCGCGGAGTAATAAATGCCCGTGCCGGCCGCCGCGCCCGCGAAAGGCGACGGCGACCAGTCGGTGCCAGGGTTGCCGCAGTTGCGGCGAAAGCGGTTAGACGGCCGAGTCTTGGATAGCGATGGTCGTCAGGTCTTCGGGCTGGCCGGCGCCGCCGTCGGCATTGAGCAGCGCCTGGAAAGGGATCGTCTGGATCAGGATCTTCTCGCCGTCGTCCTTCGATGCACCGTTGACCTTCAGGCGGTTGATGGCGAACGCGATGAAATCCGAGTTCGCCGTGTTGTCCGCCGTGAACGCCAAATAGGCGCTCGTTTCAGTCTCGTTGTAGAAAGCGTCGCGCAGCGCCGTCGAATCGAACTTCGCGGTCACCTGGCCGGTGACGATGACGCGGCCGGTGGCGACCTGGTCGGCGACGTTGGAGCCGATGCCTGGTTCGCTCGACTGTGCACACGCGATCTCGATGCTCGCGCTCGTGATCGTGCCGCCGGTAGCCGCGCCGACCTTGACGACGCCGTTCACGGCCGCCATCACGCCTGTCACGGTCACCGGCGTCGGGCTCGTGAAGTACTGCGCGGTGCCCGGCGTGGCGTCCTTGCCGCTGAATTCCACCGCGATCGTCGCCATGCCGCTCGCCGGCAGCGTGAAGGTGACCTTCGATACCTTGCAGCCGCTGAACACTTCGCTCGCGCCCGTGGCGCCGACGTCCGGGTGCCAGTGCTCGATCGAGAACGACTTGTCGGTGTGGCCCGACTGCGGGACCATCGTCTTCTTGCCTACGACGGTGAGGGTCGCACTCGCGATTGGACCTTCAGCCGTCATGCTCGTGCCGTTCAGCGTCACGCCCGTGAGTCCCAGCGCCGTCACCGCGGTCACCTGGATGTTCTTGTTCAGGTTATTCGCATTGAATGCGCCGGCCGTGAGGCGCACGACGTCGCCGATCTTGACGCCATCGGTCAGCCAGGATCCGGCCGCACGCGTCACCGTCCAGGCGCCGGCGGCGCCGCCGACGGTGATCGAGGCGCCCGCCACGCTGACACCAGCCACGAAGTCTTTCTTCACGGCTGCGGCGACGAAATCGCCATACGTCTTGGCCGACAGTTCGCCGCTGATCGAGCCGCCGACCTTGCGCAAGCCATGGCGGAAGTCCGAGACCTGGAAGTCCGGGCGGATTTCGTTCGACTGGTAGGTGTCCTTCGTGAGGTCGAGGGACGAAGTGACGCGGCGCAGCGACTGCGCGCTCGCGGCCGATGGCATGACGCCGTAGGTGGTCTCCACTTTATAGGTGACCTGTTTATAAACTCCGCTGCCGGTGCCCATGGTTCTCCTTCGGGAATGAAAAAAGCCCGCAAGCGGAAGCTGTGCGGGCCCGGGTTGGTACTGCTGTCTTTACTAATTCGACTCGTGGTACGTGACCTTGAAATCGATGCTCTGGTAGCTGTTGCCGGCGTCATCCGACAAGTCGGGCCCGACGGTGTCGCGCACGATACTGATGACGTCGACGCCCGCGATCTCGCCGCGCTGGAAATTGCAGGCGCGCCGTACCAAGTCGACCAATGCCTTCACGTCCGGGTAAGCCTGGCCGACAGCCGTCACCTGCACGCGGCTGGTGACGACGGAGTACTCGGCCTGGCCATCGATCGCGCCAACCGGGACCGAACTCACCTCGGTAATGCCGAGGGCGGGCAACGGCGTGGTCTCCTTGATGACCCCGGCCACGATCTGATCTACCGCAACGCGCGCCAGCACGGGCGTCGAGCCGATCAGCAGCGCACGAATGACCTTCACGCTCATGAATCCTCCGGGGCAGGAACGTTGATGCCCTGCTTCGTCAGGCGCTCGCGCCCCTTGGCCGCCGCAGCCGCGATCGCGGTGGTGGCCGCCGAGTCGAATGCCGGACGCATGAACGGCTTCGCCGCGGCGCCCGGGTGGTCGACCTCACGCACCGCCATGCCGCCGAACGACAGCGCGTGCTGCGGCTTGGCCTTAATTTTGTGCGCGGCCGTGCCGAACTCAACCCACCGCCAGTGCGGCGCCTTCGCGCCGCCGGCCTTTAGGTGTGCATACACCGTGCCGCCCTTCGACCCCGTGGTGACGCGTATGCTGCGCTGCAGGTCGCCGTCGTCCACGGGCACGCCCTGCTTCGCCGCCTTCCTGAATTCATTCGCTCCGGCCCGCAGCATCGCGCGCAAAATATTGCGCTCCACCTTCACGGGAAGCTGCTGCAGAAAGGCGTCGATCTCACGCCCGCCAACAATCGATTCGTCAGCCATGCGAATACCCTTCCAGCATCCATTCGGCGTTGCGCCGGTCATCCAGCAGCGCCGGCCCGGCGATGATCTGCATGACGCGGTCACCCTTGCCGTGCAAAGTGACGCGCATAGCGGTTGTGATGCGGTCATCGATGTCGATGCGCAAGCGCGTGCGCGTCGCCGCCGTGATCATGTCGTTCGCCGTGCTCTCGCCGCGCTTGGGCAGCACATCCTGGGCGTTTGCCCAGACATGGTCGGCCACGACCTCCCAGCCGCCCGCGCCAGGGATTTCCGTGCCGTAGTCGGGATCGCGCGCCGCCGTGCGTCGCTCGATTGTGACCTGTTCGTCCTTCCGAAACGGCGCCGTCATCCCGGCACCCAGTAGCGGTCGAGCTTGCGGCACAGGAATTGCGCGTTCGGGTTCGGAAAATAGTCATTCTCGACCATACCCAGGATGAAGCCTTTGATCGCCGGCGGAACCGACGTCTCATCTGGCCCATAGCCGCACACGTACCGCACCTCGACAGCGTTGATTCGCGCGGCTGTCTGCGGCCAGGCGCGACCCGGTGCCGGAACGATGTACCCCGGCTCGCTCTTCGCATCGACCATGTAGTCCTGCGGATCCAGAGTCTGCAACACGCCGTCTACGTCGTAGAACTTGACGTAGACGACGCTGGCCAGCGGGGCGTGCGGCAGCCGGATCGCGTCCGGGAACCCGTCCAGCGTCACCTCCCACGTCTGCGTGATCAGCGCCCGCCCGGTCCGGTGCTCCGCATCGTCCGTGAAGTCCCGCACCTTCTGCTCCAGCTCTGCATCCAGTGCGGCGCCGCTCGTGCGAGCGGATGCTCGCGCGGTGGTTATCGACACCGCCAGTGCCGCCGGCGGGACGATCAGTCGATCAATCATCGGTTGTTCCTTTGCAATGCGGCCGGACGGGAACCGCTCGTCGCGGCCGGGCGGCTTTCGTTGTAGTGCTGCCGCGGCGCATAGCCGGCACCGGCCGGCGCCCGCGCATAAGCAACCTGTGCGCTGTAGCGCAGCTGCGCATCGGCAACGACAAGGTTGAACGTTCCCAGCTGAGTGGGCATGTAGCGCGCGCAGCGCAGCGCGGCCGTAGCGCCGGCAACAGTGAACGTGCCGACGGTCGCGGGGAGCCGGCGGCCAGCCAGCAGTATCGCGGCGGCGCCCACCCATCCAAATGCGCCGGTGTTGGCGGGCAGCCGTCGATGCGCCTGCAGCCCGGTTGCGGCGCCCACGAGACCGAATACCCCAGCCGCTGCAGTCAGCGTGTACGCCGGCCCACCTAGCCCGGGAGCGGGCGTATACACCATCTGGACGGTCCCGGCCGACAGCGCGAACGCTGCCGACTGCGCCACCAGCTTCCGCGAGGCGCGTAGAGCGGCACTGGTCCCGACGAGTGCAAACCCAGCTGTGCCTGTCGGCAGCAAGCGCTGCAGGAGTAACGAGGCTGCGGCGCTTGACATGGTGAGCGCCCCCTGATCCGCTGCCAAGCGGCGGGCGGTTCTCAGTCCTACTGGCGTAGCCGCAAGGGTGAGCGCGCATTGATCTGCCTGAAGCTTTCGGCCTGCATACACGCCTGCCGCAGCCGCGGTCAGTGAAAACGATCCGGGCGCTGCCGTCAGCGTGTATGCGCTGCCGCTTGGGACGACGAACGTTTCGTCATAGTCGTCAGCAGCCAGGAACAGCTGCCAAGGGTTCGCGCCCAAGGACTGCATTTCCGCATCCGAAAGGGTGCGCGACCACGCGGCGACCAGTGACAGGCCGCCTACGGCCCAGGGAGACGAGGTGCTCGTTTTGCGACAGCCGATCCAGAAGTTACCCGTAGGCGTGGCGATGTTCGTTCCCGCCGCGCTCGCGCCCTTGACGCCGTTCTGGAACACCGAGATTGCCTGGGGCGAGGCGGTCGCGCCGAGGCTGAAGCCGGCCGCCATTTCGGCAGTCGTCATGACGCGCGATCCGTACAGGCTGGAAATGATCGCGCTGCTGGTATTGAATGGCGCGAAGTTGGCGCGCCCCTGGTCGATCCGGAACTGGAATTTGCGCAGACTGCCGCCCGCGTCGTCGTCGATCGCCATCTGCGTGACGTTCGCGGCGCAGGCCCCGACGGCAAACAGGCTGTAGTTCGTGCTCGCCAGCGCAGGAATCGTGTCCGACGGGATGATGTAGCTGTTCGCGGTGACCGCCTGCATCCCTACGCCCAACGGTGTCGCGATCGATTTCCCGACAATGCCGCCTGAGCTGTTGGTGTAGGGCTTAAATACCCCTGTGTTGACGGACCAGCCCATGGCGCCGGACAGCGTGGGCACGAACGCGAACGCCAGGCCCAGCGTGATCGGGTTACTCCAGTCGATCTGCACCCGCCCGTGCGGTTGTCGACGCATCCCGGCCATTACAGACTCGTCACGGCTTCGAGTTCGGCCGCCGCCGTCACGGCATTGGTCGTGTTCGCGTACGGCACGACGCGCAGGTACATGGCTGCACGCGGAATTTCGAACGACCAGCTATACGAACTGCTGGTGGTCGTATCCCCGGCAACGGGAGCGCCGAAATCGCGCCAGTTTGTTCCGTCGGCAGAAACCTGAACTTGCAATTGGATTGCCGTACCCGGAGCGCTCGCGCCGTTGGCGACGCTCAAGGTCAGCAACCCGCCATAGTACGCGCGACAGTCGATCGCGTTGACCGTGACGCTCGGCGACGCCTTGGTGCCACCAGCGGGCACGGATACGGATGCCAGGACGGCTACCAACGTTTTCGCAATTGCCATTATTTCTCCGTGCCGTCAGGGTTAAACAGCGCCGCTTCCACGTCCTGTGGTGTCAGCGGATCCGGCTGAAGCCCCAACGCGCACAGCGCGTCGGCGTCCTGTTGCGTTAGGACGTCGGTGCGCTCAACGTACGACTGCAGCGCCGCCTGCGCCACGGGCGAGCCGATCTTCAGGCGGCCCTGCTCCAGCAGCGGCCTGACATAGCGCATGTCGGTGTCGGCCTGAATATGGTCGAGCAGTTTGTTTCCCGCCTCAATGCCGAGCACTTCGAGGACTGTGCCGTTGCCGATTTCGCGTTCCGACGGGCGGGCGCGGCCAATCGAAAGGATCCGCGCCAGTTCCCCCAAGTCGCGATCGACCAAGGGCTGCGCGCAGGCTGGATTGCTGCGCACCGCCGCGCGCAGAATGGCTTGCTGTTCTGGGGTCATAGTCAGGTCAAGGTAAATGCGCCAGCTGCCTGGTCGAGATCGATCAGGATGCTTTCGCCGTCGTTCAGGGTGATCGACGAGCCGTAATCGTAGAAGCCGATCAGGTCACCGTTCGTGGCCGTGGCGTTGGCCAGCACCGCATAACGGAACGGCCCGACCGTGCCACCCGATGCGGTCAGCGTCAGGTCGGCCAGGACCTGCTTGTAGACGCCACCGGTCTGCGCGGCCGACGACGTGGTCACGTTGCGCGACGAGCAGTTCGTATAGCTGATCTGCGTGATGTCCGCCGTCACAGCCGCGGTCGCCGCGTTCGGCGCCGTGTTCGTCAGCAGGATCACCAGCTGGTCGGTCGCCAGGTTGTGTTTCTTCTTCGCGAGCGCCTCGACGAACGCATTGATCTTCGTAAATGTGGCCATCGACAGCCTCTCATTGTTCGGTAAGGGAAGCGCCCGGGCTCACCCAGGCGCGGTCGTTACTTCTTGGCGCGAGTGCGCGCGGCGGGCGCGGCGGCCTCGCCATCGGCTGGCACCGTCCAGCCCTCGCTGGTCGACACATCGATCAGGTCCTGGTCTTCGGTCTCGATCTCGGCGTCGGGCTCGAAGTGCTCGATGTCGACGCCTCGGTGCGCCCAGCTGAAGGCTTTTTGTGCGATCAATTTCATTGCTGCTCCGGGAAGTAGAAGGACCGCCGCAGCGGTCCTTCAGGGTTGGTGGATTACGACGCCGCGATCTTCAGCAGCTTGATCGCCTGGGTGTTGCGTAGCTTGCCGCCCACGCGCTTGCGCACATAGAACTTCACAAAGCCCGGAGTCGTGATCTCGTCACGCGTCATGCGCATGCCCACGCGGTCGCAGATCAGGTAGCCTTCCTTGAAGTCGCCGAACGCGATCGGCGTGGAATTTGCGGCCACCGCTGGCATGTCTTCGGCCTCGGTGATCCCGTAGCCCATGAAGGTGTCCGGCTGCGAAGCAGTCAGCGTCGGCTGCCACAAATATTGGCCGGTCGAGTCCTTATACTTGCGCATCGCTGCCAGCACGAGCTTGCTGGTCACCCAGCGCGCGTTGTTGCGGTAGCGCGCGCGCAGCGAGTAGATCAGGTCGTAGAACACGTCGGTGCTGGTCGGCATTGCAGCTGCCTGACCGGACGCGATGTATTGCAGGGTACCGAAGGCGCGGCCGCCATCCGCCGTCGCCACGGGGGCCGGGCCGGCCAGAAAGCCGGTGGGCTTCTTCGTACCGTTGCCGGACACGAATGCCGCGCCTTCACCCTGCGCCATCGCTTCAGCAACCGACATTTGCAGCCAGCTTTCCACGTCGAAGAACAGATCGTCGAGGGATTCTTCCGAAGCCTGCGGTTTGGCGGATGCCATGCCGAAGGTCGGAACGATCTCGATCAGGTCAGGCGTGTTGGTCTGGTTGCGGGTATCGCCTTCACCCAGCCATTCGAAGCCGGCACCGTTCAGGTCAAACAGCTCATGATAGTCGGTGCTGCCGACCGTGCGCACGGTCGCGATCGAGCGGATCGGGGAGATGTCGACCGACAACCGGGCGATCGTGCTCTCGACGATCTTCGGCAGGGCGTAACCGCCCGCGGCGTTGGTGCCGACCACAGCCTGCGTCGCGCGGGTCTCGCGGCCACCGGCGGCGTTCTTTGCCTCCAGCGCCTTGAAGGCCTGGGTCATGCGTTGCTCGCACTGGTGGTCTTTCGGAGCGCGCACCCAGTCGAAGAAGGCGTTCTTGTATTCGGACTCTTCCTGCGTCTCGCGGGAGTCGCGATCGCCGCCGCCGAGGGCGCCGGGGCGCGACAGCTTGGTTTCCACCTTCTCGAGGCGAGACTTCTGCTCGGACATCGACGTGATCGCCTCGTCCATGCGCGCCAGTTTTGCATCCAGGTCGGCAGTCGACTTGCCAGCCTTGATGGCCTCGATGCGCTCATCGTTGGTCTTCTTGTATTCCGTGAAGGCCGTGTTGATCTTGTCGATCGCCTCGGTCACCGAGCGCAGGGTCGGCTCTTCGCGTTTTTCGTAGGGGATCACCACGGCCTTGGCTTGGAACGCGGCGAAATGGACGGCCATGGTGGCGGCCAGCAGAACGGTTTTCTTCATGTGATCTTCTTTCACGAAGTGATGGATTGGAGCAGCCGGTTGGCCGCCTTCAGCGCCGCAGCGGCTTCATGAGCGTCCCGCTCATCCAAAGCGATGCGTTTGACCTCGGCGATCAGCGCCTTGGCCGCGTCCGCCGAGAAGCCCGCATCCCGCAGGGCCTGCTCGGCTTGACGAATGGTCTTGATGCCGGCGACATCAGATGCCTTCACGCCGGTGATACGGGCCTTGTCGTTTGCCGGGAACGTCACGAGCGACACTTCCCACAGGTCGATTTCGGTCAGCGTGCGCACTTCCGTCTCGCGGTCGTAGCCCCACTGTTTCGCGAGGAAGCCGATCGACAGGCCGTTGATGGCGCCCATCTTCAAAAGTGCGTGCGCTTCCTTGCCCTTGACAGTGTCCAGGGCAAGTTGGCCCTTGATCTTCAGACCTTTGCTGTCCTCGACCATTTCGGTCCAGACGCCGATCGGCGTGCTTGGGTCGTGCTGCCAGAGCATGGCTGGCATCGTGCCCGCTGCCTTATGCGCTGCGAGCGAGGTCACGTATGCACCACGCGCGATCACGTCGTCGTAGTCGTCGCGCACGCCGAACACGGAGCCATAGCCCTCGACCGTTCCGTCGTCGCCGGCGGCCTTGAGCTCGAACGCGATGTTGCGCACCTCGCGGCCTCCGGAGGATTCCCGGCGCTCCAGGTCAGTTGGGAGGGTTTGTTTTCGCATCGTTGGTTCCTTGTTTGCCGCCCTGGCTCATGTTCATGGGCGTGAGTGGATCGTTCAGGCCGTCCAGCGGATCCATGCCTTCCATGTCTCGAATTTCGTTGCGCGTATAGACGCCGAGCTCGACCATCGCACGGGCCCACTGCGCGCGGTCGGCCATCGAGCCCTGCGTCAGGTACCGTACGTCAAACTCAGCGAACAGCGGCCCAGATCCGTCCAGCAGCATCTCGTCGATGCGCTGGGTCCAGGCCCGATGCCAGGGCATCAACGTATGCTTCACGTGCGCCGCGAAGAACGCCTCCGAACTGGCGAATGTGGCCGACTTGTCGCTGTGGCCGATCATGATCGGGAACACGCCATAGACCCGGCAGATTTCCTCAATCTGCAATCGGCGCGTCTCGACGTGCTGTGCGTCGACACCTGTCAGCGCTGTCGAGACCCATTTCGCGTTGTTGTCGAGAACGAAGGGATCGCCGGTCCGGTTCACGCCGGCGAACTTCCGGATCCATGCGGTCAGGCGTTCATGCTGCTTTTCGTCGAGCACCTTGTCGACCGTGTACACGCCGCTCGGGCGCAGACCGTTCTCGTGCATGGCTGCCTGGCTTCGCTCGGTCGCCATCGCCAGTCCGACCGCCGAGCGCGCGAGCGCTACCGCATCCATGCTCTTGGTCCAGTTCCACTGCAACCCGTTCAGCACGAAAACTTCGTCAGGTCCAAACTCGCCAATCAGGCCGAACTCATCCCAGCAACGGTACCGCAGCTCATAGCGAGACACGCGACGCACGTCCCATTGGCCGGGTTCGATCGGTATCAGCTCGCGCACCCGGCGATTGTCGCCTCTTACCTTGATCGACAGGCCGGTGCCGGTCAGCGCCGCGTGCACGGTCATCATGCGGCGCCACTCGAGGGAGGTCTGCCACTCGTTCGGCCGGCGCCCGAGCAGCCGGTATTCCGGGATGTTGACGGCGCGCTCGCGCGTCCCGTCGTCCTTTTCACGGAAAACGCCGAGGTTCGGTGTCGCGCAGCCGTCGGCGATCACCTTCACGCAGGCCAGCACGGTCGCGACCTGTAGCGCCGTCTTCGCATTCACGTGCACGCCGGCGATCATTCTGTCGCCCGTGCCGTCGATCAGGTCGGCGACCTGGTCGTACGTGAGCTGGGCCGCCTTGCGCCCGAAAATGCGGTCGAGGAGTTTCAATCTGTGTCCCAAAATGATTTCGTCGGCTCAGCCGCGCGCGTTATCAGGCCGGCGGCCATCACGGCGGCAACGATCAAGTCGATGCGCCCGGTCGCCTTCTCTTTGTCCAGCTTGCGGTTGCCCGCGCCGTCCTGGTCGGTAATCGCGTTACCGGCACACATCGTCAGCACCTTGTGGCCGTTGTGAACGAGCTCGCCGTTCAGCAACATCGTTTCGAACGTCTCCAGCGCCGGGCTCATGTCCTTATAGCCCTGGCCGAACGGTTCCATCGGCGGCAGGCTGATACCTTCGTCCGCCGCCATCTGCAGCAGGTCCTCAATCCGCCAGCGGTCGTACGCGCATGCAATGACTTCGAAGAAGTCGCACAGCCCGGACAGCTTCTGCAAGATCACGCGCTTGCTGATCGCGCGGCCAGGCGTGGTGTGCAGCAGCCCCTCCGCCACCCACTCGACGTACGGCACGAGATCCTGCTGCGCGCGCCGCTCCAGGTCAGCGTCGGGCAGCCACGCGTAGGGTACGAGCTTCCACGGCTCGCCAGGGTCGACCGGCTGCACCAGGAACACCAGGCCAGTAAGGTCGGTCGTGCTCGACAGGTCGAGCGCGGCGACGGCGCGGCGGCCACGCAGCGACTCGACGTCGTACTCCAGCTTCGCGCCCTTCCAGACTTCGTGGCTGATCCAAGGCGACTCGGCGTCCGTCCACTGGCAGAAGTTCAGCCGGCGCACGATCGCCTCTTTCGAGGGCATGCCGCGTGCCGTCGTTACCTGCTCCCGGATGTACTTGTAACCGGGAAGGTTCGCGTCCTGCAGGCTGGGGTTTGCCTTCGGCCAGCAGTCCTCGCTCTCGAACGGATCGTCACCGTCGTCCAGCGCGCATACATAGGAGAAAAACGCGTCGTCCTGCAGGTCGCCAGCGGCGACCTTGCCGGCGTATTCGTGGTAGTTCCAGCACGGCGATTTCCGGCTGGCTCCTGAGTTCGTGATGATGAAGATCAGCGCCTGACGCCGGCTCTTCGTACCCGCGCGCATCATCTCGAGCACCGTCGCCGTCTTGTGCTCGTGGAACTCGTCGACAAGCGCGACGTGCGGACGTGGGCCCGACTGACCGTCGTCGCTGCTGATCGGCCGGAAGAAGGAACCAGTCTGCAGGTACGCCAAGTTCCACGCCTTCTCGCCCGTACCGCTCTTCGTCAGGCGCTTGAGCAGCTCGGGCGACTGATCGTGCATGGCAACCGCGTCTCGGAACAGGATCATTGCCTGGTCCTTCTTCGTCGCGGCCGCGTAGATCTCGGCGCGCGGCTCGCCATCTGCGACCAAGCCCTTCATACCGACGCCGGCCGCCAGCGGGGACTTGCCGCTCCCTTTGGCGGTCTCGACGTAGGCGACACGGAACCGCCGGTACCCGTCCTCCGTCTTCCAGCCGAAGAGGCTGCCGACGACGTATTTTTGCCACGGCAGCAGTTTGAACGGCTGGCCTTCGAAGTCGCCGCCGTTCAGCTTCAGCACGTTCTCGTAGAACCCGATCGCCTTCTGCGCGGCGGCCAAGTCCCAGACCAGCCCGCGCGCGGCGCCGTGCTCCAGGTCGGCCAGGTGGCGCCGACACTGCGCCCGCACGTGCGGACCTGCGATGCGCGTACCGGCTGCGACCTCGCGGGCGTACTCGGTGACGGGGTCAGCTGAAGTAGCTGCCGAGCGGGTCTTCCTTTTCGTCGTCATCGAGGTCCACGTTCACTTTCGATCGCGCCGCCGGGGTCAACCCGAACTCGACGAGGTAGCTCTTGAACTGGGCATCGGCCGCGCGCAGCTGGTTCACCGCCGGGTTGTTTTTGATGAGGGTGTTGCTGTTCTGGTCGATGGTCGTGTAGGTGCGGCCATCCCGCTCGACCAACTCCCGGCATGCCAGGATGTCGGCGTAGCAGTCGCACAGCCGCTCGAGCGCGAGGCCGTCGGCCTCGGTCATCACACCCATCTTCAGCAGCAGCGTGCACAGTTTCTTCCACACCGCCTTCGCCTTCGGGGGCAAATGCGATGGACATGTCGGCGCTTTCGCGCGCGGCTTCGGTTCCTTTTTGTTGATCGCGCGCTTGCCGGGGTTGCCCTTGACCAGCTTGAGCGCGGTCGGTGTTGGGCGCCTCCCGGCCATCGTCAACTCTCCAGAAAAAAAAGTTTCATTTCGCGGTTGTGCGAAAAGAGGGAGGCGGCGGTCCCTTGCGCGGATCGCTCCAGAGATTTGACACCCCCCGGGGGTAGCGACCGGATCTTATTACATCAACGCAACGAATCGAGGCGAAGGGCTACCGTCAGGCCGGCCAGCCATCGTCGCCGACCGGGCGCTTCACCCGCTTCGTCTTGCCCTGCTCGGCCTCGGTCTTGGCGTCATGGCAGGGCTGGCAAATCGCCTGCAGGTTCGACGGCGCGTCGATTTGCGCGCGCGTCCAACGCAGGCGCTGCGCGGTGGCCTTGCTGGTGATGTGATCGACCGCGACCGCCAGCGTGACCCGGCCCGCCCGCTTGCACGGTTGGCACTCGCCTTCGTCGCGCGCCATGATCTGCTTGCGCAGCTTCACCCACGCCGAATCGTATCCGCGTTCGTGGCGCGACTTCGAGCCCCAGGCCATCAGGAGCGACGCGCCGGTGGCAGCGCGCGCACCAGGTCAACCAGCGACTGCGACGGGAAGCCGTAGCCCTTCGCGCATAGCAGCTGTTTCGCCTCCTCGGCGTCGACCAGCCCACGGCAGATCCGGTCGAGGGCGGCGGTGTCGGCCTCCTTCGCAAAGATGGCCGGGCGGGTACCGACCACGGCGCGCACGATGCGGTCGCGGCAACTCAGGATCGGGTTCGGCATGCGTTGCTCCGCATCTCGTCGACGATGGCGTCTTCACACCGCACCTGCGCCATGAAGCGCAGCCAGCACAGCTCGGCTTCGACGGACACGATCAGCCCTCCGTAACCGGGCGCACAGGCAGGCCAACGGACTCGTAGAAAGCATCCCGCGCGTTCAGTTCGAGGCGCAGTTGCTGCAGCTCGGCCAGGATCAGGGCCAGTGTGTTGGCCGTCGTCGAGGTGGCGCGCGCTTGGCGGACAGCCAGGCCGGCAGCGCGGCGCGGCTTTCGTTTGTTCTCGTTGGACATAAGACCTCACTCGGACGGGGAATAAAAAAGCCCGCACGGCGGCGGGCAAATGCTCGAAGCGGTCGGCAACGACCACGAGCAGGAGACATCAAGAATTAGTGCCGGTTACAGCGTCCGGCGACGTGGCGCGCCTGGGGCTGCGCTCGTCTGTCCTGGCCGACGCCAGATCACATTCAAAAAACAGGCAAACGAGCTTCCTCCGCCCGCAGAAACAGCTGTTCAATTACTTGCTATACTTTCTTTCCGGACAACTAAAATAGGGATAACATGATTTTCAAATACATGAAAGCGCATCACGCCGAAAGCTTTCTTCGCGAAGGCACGTTGCGAATCGGCACACTTTACGAATTCCGCAACATGGAAAAACATGGGGCGGTTATTGGCGACAAAAATGAAGGCCAAAAGAGCCTTTACACCCATCTTGAAGGCCGATACACGAACGAAAACGCCCCGGCGATGAGCGAGAAGTTCATTAAACTCGGCGACGGTGGTGCATTTGAAAACTGCACGCTTGTCGAACAGACCGACAGCCCTGATTGTTTTCTCTTCTGTGCGAGCGAAGAGTATTCAGCAACGATGATGGCCGAATTTAACGCCGATGTATGCGTTGTAATCGACAACCTCGAGGGCTTTTACAACGCAATCACAAAAGCGCTCACCAGGAAAATTGGTAATCCGGCCTTATTTCGCGGGGCCCACAGGTGCCAATACGTCGCTCGCCACGTCAAGCATGAAGAGGATCATGGCATCCCCGGCGCACTCATAAAGGACGCTGACTACAGAGAACAAAAAGAGATCCGCGCTATCTGGGAATCGGCGATGCCTCTGCCGATTGGCCCAGTGATCATTGAATGCCCTGAGGCACAGAAATTTTGCTGGATATACCCAAACCCGTCCGGCGCCCGCTAAAACGAAAAAGCCCGCTGCGATAGCGGGCTTAACTTTTCTCTGGACGTGCGAAACCGCCCAGTGACCGAACTCTACAAGAAATAAATTCGCGTTGCAAGATTCTTTTTCAACTTCTCTTCGAGGTCCTCGCGCGCCTGCAGGAGCACAGCCTCGAAGTTCGAACTCGCGAACCGCCACGCGGTCGACAGGCCCTGGCTCTTGTAGATCGCCGCGCACTGCAGCACGGCCAGGCTGTCGACCATCGCGTTGACAGCCTCGCCCACCTTCAGGTCCGCCGCGCGCTGTGCGTCGTGCACGTTGACGTCCGGTTCCGCGTCGCTGGCCAATTTCATGCCGCCGATGCCCAGGTCGCGATCGTCGGTGCGCATGTAGTCGAGCCAGCAAGCCATCATCTGGACGTACGGATCGGGCTTCTGGAAGGCGGATTTTGCCACCTCGTCACGACGCACGCGGCGGATGTTCGAGGTAGCAAAAATGCCGGGGATCGCGATGGTGGACACGGTATTTCTCCTGTTGGGTTACAAGTCAAATTTTAGCCTGTGCCAACAGGCAATTTCCGACCATCATTCAATATCTTTTATACCGTTTTCTCCTCGCTACAGCCTGCCCTCCTTTGATTTCTCTGGCAACGTATAGCTCGCTCTTCTTGGCAAAATTCAACCGTTAGCTCGTAGGATAAGCCGTCGTTCGCGGCCCTACCAAAGGGAGCGAATTCATCCGTGCTACGATAACCGGCTTGCCCGTCCGCAGGCTGCCGGCGCTTGAGGCCAATTATCTCAGTCCAGTCCATAGTGGAGCCACCCATGTTAGCGAAGGAACACCCTTGTTTCACAGCGCCCGAAGATAAAGCCATAAAGCTTTGGCGATATATGGACTTCACGAAGTTCGTCTCACTCTTGGAAACAGAGTCAATCTTCCTGTCACGCTCTGACAAGTTCGACGACCCTTACGAGGGGTCGACTACTCAACTCACAAAAATGACTCGGCCTGCGCGCAAGGAGTTAACGCTACAGCCGGAAGGCTTGAGTCCGAGATACGTGCTTAAAGACATCACGGTAGAGTCGCTCAACTCAATCGCAAAATTCAACGAATGGATGCGGTCATGGACCTATGTGAACTGTTGGCACATGAATCCTTATGAGTCTGCTGCCATGTGGAAGCTTTACGCGCGAACCGACGAGGCAGTGGCAATTCAGTCGACTTACACGAGGTTGCGCGCCGCGCTACCAGACGACGCTTATGTCGGGGTAGTTAAATACATCGACTACGACACGGACTCGATCCCCGAAGACAATGTGTTCTGGCCATACGTGCACAAGAGGAAATCATTCGAGCATGAGAAAGAACTGTGTTGA